GATCAATATAACTTGTTCCACTAAATGTTCCTAACTGACTAAAGGCAAAGAAAACGGATTGGTTATTGGGAGGATTACTTGATGAGACTGGTTTGAACCACATAGAATAACTATGGGCAGGCATTGCCTGACCACTTGACTTCTGCAGGTTTGTAAATTCACCACTCTGTCTTGTTCTGATGGTATATTCAGTGTCACCAAACGATGTGGATTTTGAGTTTGTATAAGCTTGAGTTACATTCAGTGTGATGGTGGTCTTTGCCATCCCAACGTAGTTGTGTGCTCTCAGGGTCATATTGTATGTACCAGCATTCAAATCAGAACCACCAATTAGTTTCTGTGGGTGATTGGTAACCTGAGTAACACCTTCTGGTAAGTTAGTCCATTCAAATGCAGACACCTCACCACCAGTTGTTGTTGCTTCATAGTTGATGATAGATCCCACACCAACAGTGATAGAACTAGCAGAGGAGATGACAGGAGCATTTGCGCCACCAGTCTGTGTAAACAAAGAGTTCAAATCATTAACTACATTTGCTTGTGTGGTTCCAAGACCAACACCATTGATGGTTACATTTGCTACTCTCAGTCCCTCATAAATGACAATATCTGATGCTGCCTGTCTAGTTGTGATATCAATGTTGTCCCCACTTGCAGATGCCTTAAGGTAGTCAGTGGGATACTCATCACCATTGTCCAACAGAATGGTACTGAATGAGTCATCAACTTTAAAATCAATGGTATCCGCATCACTCATAATAAACCTACTGGTTTGACTGATAGTATTAGCAGCATCATTGATATAATTTACGGCACCCTGAGCACTGGCGAACCCGACATTATCAGCATCAACAAATAAAGTATATGGAACTCTAAAGAATTCGTAGATGCTACTACCCGCACCAACATCCCTAATATTATTTTCAATATTAATTCTATCTGTTGTTCCAGCAGCAACACTTGCCTCAAGACAACCATTCCAATAAACAGGTTGTGTTGAGTTATAGAAGTTGATGCAGTTGCCTGCGTGATTATGTACTACTCTAATTGTATTCATCGTTGGATAGTAAAAAGAACACCGATAGGATTAACAAGGATTGGATTGTCTGCTTTGATTGCTAGGAGTGATCTGGAATTAACATCCTGATCATTTGCCATATATGCAGTAATGGTTGGTCTCAGTAGATAACCACGACCAACAGTTCCATTGCCGTAGGTAAATGGCGTGATAGTCAGAGGGAATGTGAAGGTGATATTGTCACTTGCATCACGATTTGAATAGATGAGTGCCACCTCTACAGTTGTATTGGTGACCATAGGCATAATATTAAGGTCAAATCTGGCTAAAACCAAGTCACCTACATTACACTCCTTGAGACTAAATGAACCAAGTGCCTGTGTATATTTAAGACTACCAGTGGTTACTGCATTATTGAATGCTGTGTTCTCACTGAAGTCAAAAAAGTTATCTACACCTGCTGGATTAGTAAGACCACCAAAGAGACCTCTTGATTGATCATAATTGGGATTAGTTTCTCCCCACCAGTTACCATCTCTCGCTTGGTTTCCATCAGTGGTGATACCAAACCTCTTCCAGGTTCCAGAATTTGCTAACTCTTGCGTATATTCAATGTAGTCTGCTGGGTCTTGAGATGCCTCTGTTCCAGTTTGATACTCATCGAATGCACTACTTCTACCATAACCACCCTGAGACTTGATTGCTCTTGGAACTGTACCACCAGTGATGTAAGGTGGATATCTAAAGGTGTTTGCAATACTTACATTTTGAGCAGATGAAATGCCAGTGACTGTGACACCATAACCAGTGGTTTCAAATTTCTTGGAGTTGTCGTAATAAAGTTCTACTGCACCATCATCCCTGAAGAAAGCATAGTCTTCATCAGTCGCTTGATTCAGTAGTCTGATTTCATCACTACGAATTTGTAGTTGACCAGAACCAGCATTCTGAATAATGCCAGTTCCATTACTGTGGTGAAAAATCTGGAAATCATCATTATCACCAAAAGTTGCTTTATTACCATCGTCTAAATGAATCCCTGAAGTGGTTACAACACCAACAAATTCGGCATTACCACCTTCTGTGATAGTAGTGCCACTACCAATAATGATCTTATCCTCTTTACCATCAATGGTAACAGAACTCTCACCCACCGTAAGAATACCTGTGATTCTTGCATCACCTTGAACATATAAACTATAACCATCCTTTGCAGTGGTTCCAATACCCACACTCTTGGTAGTGTTGATGCCAACTGTATCTACTGACCAAGTTCCACCAGCACCAACTCCACCCGAACTGATGACTTCCCATGCCTGGTTTCTTCTGACATAAGGGCCACCTGTCTTGGGTGCGTCTTCAATACCACCGCCACCAAGTGTAGAAAGTTGTTGCTGAATCTTACCTAAGAACTCTCTATAGTGCTTCTGCAGATCCTCAAGGGTTGCAAAGTTTTGATCCGCATTAACAACTTCGCTTGGTTCAGAAAGAAGTCCTAATGATTTCTCAATCAAGGATTCATCTTCAACAACTTCTTCTACGACTTCCTCTATTACTTCTTCTACTACTACTTCCTCTTCTACTGGTTCCTCAGCAACAATCTCTTCTTTGATCTCTTCAATATCTTCAATCTTTTTGGTCAGGAAACTTTCAAAGGAATTGAGGACTTGCTTCTGCCTTTCTTCTTCTTGTTTCTTATCTTCAACAACATCTTTCTTTGCTTGAATCAAATCCTGAAAGAGATCGTCTACAGATCCTCCAACCAATTTATCAAACTGTTCTCTCTTTTTCTTTTCTTCTTCTACAAGTTTAGCAGCAGCACGCTCTTTTGCTTCCTTAATCTTTTTCTTTTCAGCACCTATCTCCGAAAAAAGAGAATTCAATCCTAAGTCACCGACCAGTTCATTGAATTCTTCTTTCTTCTTTTTCTTATCTTCAGCGATAAGTTTAAAAAAATCTCCCAGTCCCTCTGACATTATCAGTCAATATTTTAAATATTTATCTCAGTCGGGACGATAGGATTTGAACCTACGGCCGCCCGCTCCCAAAGCGGGTGCTCTACCAAACTGAGCTACGTCCCGTTACCACAACAGTTTATATCAAACTGCAGTGGTTGTCAAGGCAATACCAACATCACCACCACCAAAGAAGTCATCAACCATTTGATCTTGATTATTTGTAGCACCACCTGCTACCCAACTGATGTAGATAGGATTGCCATCACCATTTGTATCTTTAGTAGCAATAACCTCACTGTTTGATTCATCAAAGAGATCAATAGTATTATTAGAATGGTATCTGATAGAGAACTTAGTGCTACCAGGGTTAGGATCCTGCCATTGTGTTGCTGAATAGTTAGAGTTGCTAGTGTTGAAAGCAAATCCTTTCAGAGCATCAATCTGCTCACTTGTATTTGTCTGCCAACTCCAATCAAAGTAAGTGTCTGAGTTTTCGACATTAGTCAAACCAGATGAATCATACTTAAGAACTCTACCATCAATCAGAGCAGTGTCCCTATCAATATCGTCCAGGAACTCAAGTCGGGTCTCACCGCCGCCACCAATACTATAAAGTTGCTGTTGAACTCTATTGACAAAGAGACGATAGTGATCCTTAAGTTGATCCAGAGTTACAAAGTCTTGATCTAATGGAGTAATTGGATCAGGATTATCTGTAGAAGGAGGATCACTCAGAAGACTTTCACTCAGAGTTTCATACTCTTTACCAATCTCATCTAACTTCTTATTGATGATGTTCTGAGTGGTCTCAGAAGTAACATCCTTTCTTCTCAATTCTGCGAAGACATCCTTTCTCAATTCAAGGATTGTCTTTTGATTCTTACCAATATATTCCTCTACTGCAAGAACACTTGCTCTGAGTTTATTGACACCCTTGATCTCTTCTCTGAAGTAGACCTTGATAGTTTCTTCTGTCTCAGTAATTCTTTGCTCAAGAGTTTCATACAACTCTTTCTTGAGTTCAGTAATTCTAGACTCTGTTCTCAGATCACTCTGAAGAACTTCCTTCTTATACCTAGGAAGTTGATTCTCTTTAATATCCTTACAGAGATTATAAACTTCAATAACCTGATCTTTGTAAGGAGACAGTTCCTTTCTATTTGAATTCAGGATCTGTTCCTGAATGTTTCTGAAGGCACCATCAATCAATGATACTGAATGAGAGATGTCCTCTTCCAGTACCTGCTTATCTTCAATCGATTCTTCGACGACTTCAACAACTTCATTCACGTTGTTGAAGAGTTCGGATGGCGTCATCATAATGTTATAATTTCCCCTCTTTATTTTCCATTAGGAAATTTAGTCTATATCCTTTCAATATTTATAATTACTATTATAACGCTACTTATGCTTCCTGTCAAAAGGTTCCCAATGTTGCCATCCATTCTTATGAACCAAATGCATTCCAATGATAGGAACGAATACGAGCGACCATCCCAGTACGGCGACGGTCCACCAAGTATTTAACACCCATGCGGCAAAGTGTCCTGCAGCGTGCATTACTCTTCCTCCAGTTCGCGTAGGTATTCGATCCACCAGTCTGGATCCTTTTTAGTTCTCCATTGTGGTACAGGTTCTCCCTTCTCAGAGTAATACTCCTCAAGGGCCTTATCGATAGTCTGTGCGATCTCCATACTCCTCTTCCTCTTCGTCAACGTCTGCATATGGGTCTGCCACATAAGGTCCGTGTGGTTTTTTGGATTCTGCTTTGACATACCTTCGTTCATCATTCGCTGAGAAAAACAATAAACTGAGTTTCATCACAATCCATATGATTGCAATCGGTGATAGACAAGCAATTAATACTACTGGATTCATTTGTCATCATCCTCTGGTTCGTAAAGTGGACATGGTTCCTCAAACAAGTGTTCCATTCTAAGTTGTTTGATGCGCTCTCGTAGTCCTTTGTAGAACTCTCTCTTTTCGTCAGCGTTCATTTTCCCTTGATTGCTTTTTCTACTTGTTTCCTAGCATCTTTCATTTTCTGCTGTTCACGTTCAGAATGTCTGTAACCATTCTTACCATGTAGAATAAAGTGTCCTTGACAAAACATAGTAATGCCAAACACTATTGCAAGGACAATACCAATCCATTCGACTATAAGTTGATTTGTAGCCATGGTAGTAGGGGAGGTATGACTCCAATAAGTCTCAGTAAACCTTCAGAGAAGAGTCCAAGGACAAAGAAACCAACGAACATACTAATCATTCCAGCATTACGATTGTGTCTGCGTATCGCAGTATCAATCATTTCTTGGACTTCTTCTTTACTAATCGGGGTGTTAGACATCATCAAGACTGTTGAATTCGTTCATCATCTTTTGGCGTTCCTCAATCTTACCATCGATAAACCCAGCACGCCATGCCCAGGTCTGTCCCCCATCAATCCCTTTGCTTGGATTGATACACCTTTCATCACCTAGTTTATTACAAACTAGACCTGCTAAGTCTAGTTCATTTCCAACCGCACCAGTGCCACCCCAACGGTGCTCACCATTAATCCAAATTGCCCCACACTTAGGACATTCTACTCTCTCAATTTTGAGATCGGTCATTTGCTTTTCGTTCCTTTTTGAGTTCTTGTAAATCTAGGTTCAATGACTTCTGGAGTCTTCTACGCATGAAGTACATTCTCACCTGAATGATTTGATATCTGATTGTTAGGTCAGCATAAGCAACTAATCGCATAGTCGCATCATACCCAGCATACGCTACTAAGACAACAAATGTCAGCGTTAGCAGATAAAATAGCGCCATATGTCTTAACGTATAGCTGTATATAGATGATACACTATTTCTTAAGAATTTCTGTAGTAATTGAAACGGAAAAGGTGGGATTCGAACCCACGGATGCTCTCACATCGCTGGTTTTCAAGACCAGTGCCATCAACCACTCGACCACTTTTCCAATGGGCAGGGAGGGATTTGAACCCCCGTAGGCAGAGCCAGCGGATTTACAGTCCGCCTCCATTAACCACTCGGACACCTACCCCTATCGGACTTCAAAGTCCAACCGCTTTACTTTACGCTTTCTTCTTTGCTCTTGATACGCAAGTTCTTCGCGGGAGAAGACACTATCAATCTTGTCTTCTCTGTTATATGATACCATGACTACTTTATCCAAGTCAACAGCACCAACTTTACTGTCAATTAAAGTCATTTGATTTGGGCAACCGCAGTTCTGGAGTTTACTAGTGCTGACTAGTTCGCGGCCGCATTCTTTGCATCTTACGATAATCATAATACAGGTTGTAAGTGATTTATTTATATGCCCGAAGACGGGATCGAACCGCCGACCGCCTCGGTGTAAACGAGATGCTCTACCGCTGAGCTATTCGGGCTTGGTGATATAATAACACTTCCTGAAATGGATGTCAAGTTTTAACGATACATATGTGGTTTAATTGACGACCCTCTACGGGAATGAAATGAAGGGATATGTTTTTCAAAATTTGGTGTGACTCTGAATACAATAGAAGTCCGATATACATACCGTTCAATTGGAGCAAGACCTCTGTGAGGATGAGGTGAAGGAATAACAAGAACTCTCCCAGGAACATATTCGTGGTCTTCAATAACCTTGGAATCATTATCATATTTTTCTAGTAATTGAAAAGAAGCAGGACCCCACTCTTTCTTCCATACGGGATTGGACATTACTAGAATAGTATATTCATCATCTTCTCCTTCAGCGGCATCTGCATGACAAGTGCCGTCCATATCTTTAGTTTGTAAGTTTACAGCAATATTGGAAAGATAAAACTTTCTCCCAAGAATTCCGTTTTCAATAATTTCATACATCTTATAAAGTTCATCATACCCCTCTTGTTCTATCTTAGTGATACGATTTAATCCGTCTCTATTAAAAACAGTACATCCAACTAGGCGGTGTGATCCACTAAATCCATAAGGGTAAGTATCTCTATTTGCAACATTGGTAAAGTCATATGGAAGTCTTGATATAGTATTTTCAAACAAATGATGCAAATACAAGGGATCAAACTTGTCATCATAAACTTCACAGATCATTATCTTATCCCAATTCCTTTAACTCCTCCACCTGGACTCGAACCAGGGACAGGGTGATTAACAGTCACCTGCTCTACCAACTGAGCTATAGAGGATTATGTTGTTCCCTCTTTAGTTTGAAATACAGTTTGTGATACTTATCACACATAGCACGGAGAATGGCGGAGTCTTGGTCGAAACCAAGTTTTTTAGTATGTTGATAAGATCCTTCTAACTCTGATATGAGTAGAAGTATTTCTACTGGTTTCATGTTCCTAAAGAAGGAAAGCGGAGTATCGGAATCGAACCGACGACATCTAACTTGGAAGGATAGCGTTCTACCGCTGAACTAACTCCGCATTCAATTGAATACCTTATGATTATAAAGTATTCTTGTTAAGGTGTCAAGTTATGACTACCAAGGTGTGCCATATGTAACTGTACTTTGTCTATCGACATCTGCAGAGAAAAATCCTTGAATTTCAGTTTCAATATCAGAAGTTACAACTCTATCTTGTACCCAACCAAGAACAACACTCTCGGTAAGATTAGCATAAGGAATAACAGTATCTCCTTCTGCAGGTTCATCCAAATTAACAGATTGATTAGTAACAGTACTATTAGTACCATCAGTTGCTGTAACTTCGAATTCAGCAAGGTATACAATACCGTCAGAAGTATTGCTTTGTAAATTGACAATATTCCAAGTATAAGTAAGAGACATTTTACTACTTTAAGACTTTTACTATCTATAATATTATTAACGACTCGTGTAGGATTCGAACCTACGACCGACTGCTTAGAAGGCAGTTGCTCTATCCAGCTGAGCTAACGAGTCTTGAATACCTTTTAATTATACAAGTCTCTGCTAAGTGTGTCAACTCTCTTAGATACTTAAGTAATACTTATAGCTCCCCTTGGAACCGGACAAGCCAAATTTTACTTATCATTCAGGGTATTGTCAAGCATAAAAAAGAGGGGTCCTGAAACCCCTCTGTATGCCCCTAGAAGTCGTCTCGTTCTAGTGATAGTAGTTCGATATCCTCGCCTTCAGGTTCAATCCATTCAGCGAACTCCTGGTAGATAGCATAGGCGTCGTCAAGTTCCCCCATGTCCTTTTGATTGTCCGCAACTTCTTGATGCATATCTGCAATGCGGTCTACTGCCCAGTCATGGATATGACAGACAATTTCTTCACTCGTCTTTTCCATAGTAATCTTTTCGGAAGTACCTTGAGAGGATGTTGCTATTGTAGTATCTGGGGGTTCCGTCGTCAAGGGATTCGGTAAGGACATTGTTTCCGAAGAGTTGTCTGGTTTCTTCGAAATTAGTTTTGCCCTTCGTCTTATGAAGGCTGATGATAGTTCTGCTAAAATTCTGCTTGCCGTATTTGATAATGTCTTCTTTAAGTTCTGGACAAGACCCATAGTACTTTTTCCAATCTGATTCTTGTTTTACTTTGCGTTTCTTTCCTTTGGGAGTTCGGAACGACCAAAAATACTTTCTTCCAATGTAACGTCTGCCGTTGAGGAGATTGGTAATTTCATAAACAAAACCAAAGTAATCACCAACATCGTCACTATTAAAAGTTCGTTCCAAGTAAACCCAAGGATTCTCATAGTCTATACTCATCTAGAATATCAAATACCTGATTGAGGTATTTATGGGCCAATCCTCTGGCCTCTGAACCATACTTACTTTCCTCCCAGTATAGTTCGTTCTTAAGTCTCTCTACTCTAGTTCTGAGTTCTGCGATTGTGACTTGATTTCTAGGCATTAAAAAAGGGGAGTGTTACCTCCCCTATCTAGCACATATCAGAGTTGGAAACCACTGAATGTGTCCTTTTTCACATCTTGTTTGATTCCTCCAACAACATATGATTCAACCTCTGTTTCTTGTGGAGCAACCTGGAGACCCTTAGAGGAGATCCAGTGCTGCGTCCAAGGCAGTGGGTTGTTCTTAGCAGCGATATCATACTGTGGTTTCAGTCCAATCGCTTTGAGTCTTCTATTTGCAATCCATTCCACATACTGTTGCAGAAGTTTATCGTTGAGACCAATCATCGATCCGTCCTTAAACAGGTAGTCTGCCCAACGTTTCTCTTCGTTTACAGCACGATCAAATGCAGCATATGTCCACTCTTCTTCTTCCTTCATAATTTGCTTCATCTCAGGATCATCACCTGCCTTCCACTTGTTCAGAATGTTCTGAGTGATTGCTAGGTGTTGATTTTCGTCTCTTGCGATAAGAGAGATGATCTTAGCTGATCCTTCCATAAGCTTAAGTTCACCGAAGGCGAAACTACAAGCAAAACTAACGTAGAACCGAATACCCTCAAGAATGTTAACGTTGGCGACTGCTCTGTAGAGTCTGCGTTTGACATCTTTGATCTCCCATTGTGCTGATGGTGAATCTCTAAAGTCTGCCTGCCACATCTGTCCATTGCCCCATGTTTGAGCACTATTGATGAAGTCATCATATGCCTCTGTAACGCTACTAGCACGCTCCAGAATACGGGGGTCAGATACAATCTTATCAAAGACCTCTGATGGGTCTGAATATACGTTCTTGATAATGTAAGTATATGAACGACTATGGATCATTTCCATAAATCCCCAAACTTCCATACATGCCTCAAGTTCAGGTAAGGAGCAGTAAGGAATGAATGCCATTCCAGGACCACGACCTTGAATTGAATCAAGCATGATCTGATACTTCAAGTTGGAAGTATAGATATGTTTCTGTTCGGGGCGAAGTGTCTGATAATCTCCACGATCTTTTTGAAGTGACACTTCCTCAGGTCTCCAGAAGTATCCCAGTTGTTGGGTTGTAAGTTTATCAAAAACGGGATACTTGTAGGAATCATACCTCTGGACTCCCAGAGGTTTTCCAAAAAACATTGGTTGCTTTTTAGTGTTAACTTGTTCTGTATTGAAGACAGTCATGCCTTCAACAGTTTTTTTCACGGACGGTTGATCGTCCATTGTCGAAATCTTAAACTGCACAGGATTCACACTCTCCCTCCTCGGCTTGTTCTAACTCATTTAGCAAATTATCTAGCTCGGCGTTGTTCTCTTCTTGAACTTCATCAGACTTAAGATCGTTTGTATTCTGATAGTAAGAAGTTTTCCAACCGTACTTATATGTAGTCAAAAAGTCTTGTGCCATGACGGACACTGGGACTTCATTGTCTGGATAGTTCTCAGGATTGTAACTCCAGTTACCAGAAATTGCTTGATCAAAGAACTTCTGCATGACTGCGACAATATTAACATACCCACGGTTAGATGGCATATCCCACAGCAAGGTATAGTTATTCTTCAGGGATCCGTATTGCGGAACAATTTGCTTAAGCGGGCCCTTTTTGCTCTTCTTAACGGACAGGTAGTCTCTAGGAGGTTCGATTCCGTTTGTTGCATTTGACACAACGGAACTGCTCTCCGAAGGCATTTGTGCGGACAGAGTGCTATGTCTGAGTCCGAATTCCAGGATAGATGCTCTAAGACCTTCCCAATCATGCTGGTACCCCTGCGTGGTAATTTCATCTACGTCCTTCTTGTATGTATCGATTGGCAGGATGCCATCCGCATACTTGGTGCGACCAAACTCTTCACACCAACCCTTCTCCTTCGCAAGTTGATTGGATGCTTTCAGCAGGTAATACTGGAAGGATTCGGTGAGTCCATGAACTGCGTCCCATGCCTCTTGGGAATCGTAATTATAACCCAACTTAGCAAGATAGTGAGCAAGACCGATAAAACCAATTCCAAGCGATCTACGTGCCTTTGTAGCGCGTTCTGCTGCAGCAACTGGATATCCCTGATAATCAATCAATTCCTCAAGTCCACGGACTGCCAGATCACAGAGTTCTTCCAATTCATCATCAGACTTGACCTTGCCTACGTTGATAGCAGACAGGATGCACAAAGCAATCTCTCCTGCTTGATCATCGATATGATTGATAGGATCTGTAGGCAGAGTGATCTCTTGGCAGAGGTTACTCATGTTCACCTTATCCTTGAAGGAAGAGTGAGAGTTGCAATGATCGATATTCATCAGATACAGACGACCAGTCTCTGCTCTCTCTTTGAGAATATCAAGGATTAATTTCTGCGCCCCGACAGTTTTTCTTGGAACAGACTCATCTCGTTCAAACCCCACATATAAATCATCGAACCTATCAGTACCAAAAGCGTCATAGAGACCTGGTACGTCGTGCGGTGAGAACAGGCTAATCTCTCCATCCGCAATGAAACGTTCGTAGAAAATCTTTGAAATCTGGATTGAGTAGTCAAGTTTCCTTACCCTGTTATCTTCAGTACCTTTGTTGTTCTTCAGGACGATGATGTCTTCGATCTCTTGATGCCAGATAGGAAAGTGAACTGTAGCAGAACCACCTCTGATGCCGTTTTGTGTGCAGCATCGGACAGTTGCTTCAAACTTTTTAAGGAAGGGGACCACGCCTGTGTGTTGTACCTCTCCGCCTCGGATCTTAGCGTTGATGCCACGGATTCTGCCCGCGTTGATACCGATACCAGCCCTCTGTGCAACGTATTTGCCAATAGCCATATCGCTGCTAAAGATACTATCGAGGGTGTCATCAACATCAACGAGAACACAAGATGCAAATTGACGAATGGGTGTTCTGACCCCTGCCATGATTGGCGTTGGGATGTTGATTCGGTGCTTGGAGATTGCATCGTAATACCTCTTTACGTAGGACATCCTAGTGTCCTTGGGATACTCGGCAAAGATAGTCAGAGCAATCATAATATACATCTGTTGAGGAGTCTCAAAGACCTCTCCAGACGATCTGTCCTGTACTAGGTATTTATCTACAACCTGCCTTAAACCAGCATATGTAAACAGAAAGTCACGATCGTGATCAATGAAACCTTCTGCTTTCTGAATCTCTTCAATTGAATACTTGGTAAAGATGTCCTTGTCATAAACCTCATCATACGCAAGTTTGGTGATGTGGTCTGCAAGAGACGGGAACTCTCTCATACGACCATACAGTTGCTTACGGAGAGCAAATAGAAGCAGACGTGCTGCTACGAACTGATAGTTAGGATGATCAAGATCAATCAGATCGCTTGCTGCTTTGATCAGAATTTCTTGAATCTCTGCTGTTGTGATACCGTCGTAAAACTGAATGCCAGATTTCATTTCAACCTGACTTGCTGATACACCCGCAAGACCTTGGCACGCCTCGTCTACCATCAGATGCATTTTGTCCAAATCAAGAGACTCGATTCTCCCGTCTCTCTTCTTAACCTTCGTACCGTTACTCATATTTTCTTCCAAGAGGTGAATTTAAGTTTTGCTTCTAAACCAGAGTATGTATTTGATTCTATCATAGATTGAACGTCAAGTCCAGACATAACCATATCATTGATGTCTTTATCATCAATTCGATCAGGCCAGATTACTACCTTGTCACCAGAATCGATTGTTTTTGCGATTCGGTTGACGATCTCTCGATTACGTGGTTCGTTATCATAGATCCACACAGGATTGCTAACCCCCCACTTACGAACATCAGCATCAGCTCCACACATAGCAATCGCATTTGAAATGAACGTGCTGTCGAATGGTCCTTCCGTAACATAGACTGGAGCATCGGACTTGATGTTGTCCAACCCATAGATTTTTGGTGCGTCATCATTAATCATCACAGTGATATATTTAACAGACTTAGGATTTCCAAAATCCATAGATCTGCCCTGAATACCAATTAGGTTTTTCTTATAATACAAAGGAATGATGATGCGTGGTTCATCATACTTTGTATCTTCAAAAGTTGGTTTTAATTTATTGACAAACTTCTTAAAGTGTTCAGCAAAGTAAAAGTTCTCAGGGTCAAGTTTTCTCGCTACAAGATAACCCTCTGCTCCAGAATTCTCAGAACACTTAGGAAGTTTAATCTTTGTCTTGAACTTGGGTGCCTCAAACTTAAACTCAGGTTCTTCAGTAAAGAAGTTCCTACCAGTGTGACCACTCTTAAACTTCTCCATAGTATATTGCTTATGGATAGCAGGATCTACCTCCTTCAAGAAGTTGTTAAGCGACATTGACGCACCACAATTGTGACACTTGAAGTTAGTGTTTGCCTTTACAGCATACAAGTATCCTCTAGTCTTATTCTTGTTCTTCTGTGAGTCTCCACAGATAGGACAACGGAAGTTATAAAGGTTTGACTTTACTCTCTTAAACTTCTGAAGTCTTGGTGATACGAGTCCAATAAACTTGGAATCAATATGATCCATTCACAAAGGCAACCACTGGTGCCACTATAGCACTCTCTGCGGAAGATAACAAGGGTCTAATCATTTTAATTGCTTGTGGATTGGAAAGTGCTACCACTGCTCCCAGTGCTCCGAGTCCCAACCAAAGTTTTCGTTCCAATACAGATAATCGTTTACTAACGCTGTCGTGATCGCTGTCCATTTTATCACGGAGTTTGTCGATCTTATCAAACAGTACTGAGTCGATTTCTTCTTGTTTTGATATTCTTTCTTCATGAACCGCCAACATGCGCGACACATTATTATTTACCTCCGCTATTTTTTCAATAGCAGCGTCCAACTTAGAGACAAATGCCTCAAAGTTTTCAAGTCTTTCTTCTAGTACCGCAACCTTAACTTGATCGGCCATTTTCGGGTTTCCAAATCTTTCTTAGTCCCTTCTGGTAAATATACTTCTTTCTCTTTCTTCTTACTGGGGGTTGATCACCCGCTTCAACAGAACCTGCAATCTTTCCACTCGCCATTGAGTTAGTAGGAGCCCCCACAACACCCTCTTCGCGGATTTGTTTTAATCGTTCAAACAAATTCTTCTTGTCCATTGTAGATTTGATATAAGGACTTCATACATTCAAGATCGACCTTGATGTCATGAATAAAGGTTTTAGGATACTCAGGAAACTTATTCAAGAATATTATAAAACTCTTCATTGCAGGCCACAAATCCCGATCAATTTTAAAGAAAAGCATTGGAGTTGCTGCTTCACCAAATATATTATACAGAATGATAAAATGATTTACCAACAGGTGAGTTTTTAGCTCACCTGTATTACGGTATCGTTTCAGTAGTCTTTTAATATATTTGAAATGATTTAAATCTTTTTCAAAGTCTTTTTTAGTGACTGCCTGAGGATTCTGATGATATTTGATGGCAAACAGGAGGAAGTTATCCTCATTCAGTTCATTAAAAATCATACTCTAGTCAGATTAGTTTATCAGCTTACGCCGCCGTATTCGTTACCAGGTGGGAACGCAGGTGCGTTACCCGTGGTGATACCAGACATTGCGACAAGAGTCTCAGACTTAACTCTGTAGTTTCCAGAAGCATCGATGTAGGTAGTAACTCCAACCCAACCAGCGTGAGTCAGTGCGAAACTAGAAGACTGTGCGTTGTCCAGTCCTTCAGATGCAACACCATAGATGTATGAATCGTTAGCGCCAACACCAGACTTCTCACTATACTTGGAATCAAGAATAGAAGACTTAGGAAGTTGTGAACCAACATAGGTGGTTCCTGCGATTGCAACTCCACTCAGTCCTGCAGTAGAACCAATCGTCAATGAAGTGGTGCTTGCAACGCTGACGACAACGGCATCACCAAAATAAACGTTGTCTCTAGTACCAAAGCGAATAATATCGCCTTCCTGAATTGCTCCAGTCTGTCCAAAGGTGGTTGCAGTTCCGGTAACAGCTCCAGTCTGATAATTAAGTGCTACTGTTCCACCGCCACGGATGGAATCATTATTCCCCCAAAGTGCCATGTCTTTCTTCCGTTGAAATATTTGCTAATTATATTTATAAAAACGGGAGACCTTGAATTTGGTCTCCCAACCTTATCATTCTTCTTCTCTTGCTTTAATCGCCTTGGATACAACTTCAAGAAGTTGATCATCCATGTCAGTCTTGGTCAACTTAACCGCTTTAGCAAGGATAACAAGACAGATCTCAATGAGTTTCTCACCGAGTTCTTCATTCTCTGGAATCTTTTTGACGGCATCAGAGATTACCTTGGATGCGAGTGGGAGTAAAATTGCGAGCATAATGAACCTCAGTTCTACACTCTATATATCCTCAATCTTTGTTTGAAACGTATCTACCAAGTTTCTTATCATACTTTTTGACTTCACCAGGACGCAATCTAGATTGCTTTGCTCTGTCATAGAACTTTCCAAATTTCATCTTACGATCTGACTTAGCAAACTCTTTCTTCTCTTTATCGTACTTGTCGTACTTACTCTCTTTCAGTTTACCAGTGCGGCGATCAGTCTCTCTACCTAGTTGATCAAAGGTACGCTTTGGCATTGCCTTATCCATAAAGGCATCAATCTTTTTCTTCTTCTCATCCTTTTTCCTTTGCTCTTCACCACCATAATATGCTTCCTTTGCAACTTTTTTCTCAGGAAGTTTCTTATGCTTGGTTGATGCAAAGTCCTTAGCATCTTTCTTTGACATAGAAGCAGCAGCCTTCGCAACTTCAGAAGAGGGAGCAGACATCTCCCCCTTCTTTACGGCATAGACCATACCCATAAAACGTTGCTGTGCTTTAGATACTGCAGGCATCAGTCACCTCTATAACGTGAACCAGGGCGAGGACCAGTTGCATCAGTCATTTTTTGAGCGTCTGTTCTGGTGTCCTTCTCTTGTCTTACCTTTTTGACAATGCCCATGACTTTCTTATTCATTGCCTTCTTTTCTTCAGGAGACTTTCTATTGTAATCCTGAGAAATTTTCATCTGCTGATCAATAGACAACCCTTCACCCATTGCCTTAGCAGGGGTGTCTCCGCCTGCCTTTGTCTTGGAGAGTTCCTGTGCTCTTTTCATAGCAATCATTCTGTCGATTCTTGCTTTCTTTTTCTGAAGCATGAGTTCTTGCTGAGACATTGATGCCTCTTCTCCCATGTGATCAGCAGCCTTATACATTGGGGTGCCGTCCTTCTTTTTCTTACCTGCTTTATATGCTTGATATGCAGGAGTGTTTGCTTTCTTATCAGCATTAGTGACAGTGTAGGTCTCTTCTACCGCCTCTTCGCTCATCTTGTCAACAACTTTTTGAGCCTGCTTCTTGATGAAATTTTTAACACCTTGCTTCTTTGCTCTTGCCTTATCTGCAACTGCTTGCTTGACTTCTCTGCCCTTATTATAAGCAGCGACTTGTGCCTTAGCAGATGCCATTCCCGCTTTCTTCTTTGCCTTCTGAAGAAACTCTCCAGCCTTTCTCTTGAGGAATTTTCTCCTAGAACCGACTTGAGAACCGTCTTTCTTAAGATTCTTAGTGTCATGCCCGAAGGTTACAGTTGCCTCCATAGCATTTTCAATTGCTGCCTCAACATCATCTTCAGAGTAACCCTCTTCGATCAGTTCATCATATACACTCTCAACGATGAAATCCATCTCATCGACTTCGATATGTTCGATAAGAGTTCCACCAATTTCCTCTACTGCTTCACCCAGTTTAGGATTGATGACGATCTTGTTATTTACTTTCTTCTCTTTTACAGTCTTTGGTGGATTGTCATCAATAACTTCAGACAGTGACTCTCTTTCTTCCTTGAGTCTCTTCTTCATTGCCTTGCCGATGGCCTTACGGCGCTTCAGCAGATACTTATCTGAAGAATCCTTATCTCCGTCGTTATCAACATCACCATCTTCCTTGCCAACAGGATCAAGTGCTTCCTTAGCATACTGAGGATGATCATCCAGTTTCATACCACGCTTCTTCTCAAGGCGTGCCTTACGCTCTTTAGTTCCCTTTTCAGGATCAGTGTCACGAACACCTTCCATTTGAGTCTCCTCAAAATGTGGGTTCTTCATTTGAGGACCCTTTGCAAGTTCCTTACGTGCTTTCTCATTGTTTGCCTGACGCTTCTTCATGTCAGGTTCAAGATAGGTATCGTCCTTCTTTTTCTCAGCAATCTGATCCAAGTATACCTTGGAAATATCATTCAAAGGATTGGTTGACATTGTTCTACTTTTTTTTCTTATACTTATTTATGAAGTTCTTGATTTCTTTAGTGCCTGTCATCTTCATAGCATACTCACGATAGGCATCAGTTCCGACTTCTCTTTTTTCTCCAGAAACACCCGAAGGACCAGGATAGTTTACAACTGATTCCATAACATCACGAATCCAAGACTTGAACATATAGTCTTCTTTGGTTACGCAGATCAAGTGATTGGTTCCTCTACGAATGATCTTACCAATCAGACCAGTGTGGAGACTCTCGACAACATCACCAATACGATAGATCAAACCATTAACATACTGTTCACGGAGAGTTCTAGTATCAAATCTAGGGGCGATCTCCCACATCTCTGCAACTTCTTTCTTTTTCTTCTTGACGCCCATACCTGTGCGGACTGCATCAAACAGTGCTTGGGTATCGCCGTCGTCAAGATTCTTGGGAGTACCTTTACGGAATGACTCAAAGTCATCATCCATAACTGCCTTACGCATCTTGGATGCAGACATACCCTCTACACCCTCAGCATCTGCATCTCTTACACCAGCAGAAATAACACGGATCTGATCGAAGTTATAAAGTTCCCCATTATACTTGGTTGCCAAGTTCTCAAACTCTGCTTGACGATCTGAACCAACAACAATGTTTACACTTGAATATCCTTCTTGATCTGCTGCTTGAAGAACATTGAAGATGGACTTCATCTCAGAATCATTGATAATGTTCTCCTCATAATCAGGGAACATCTTCTTCATAAAGGAGATCTTCATATCAGGATCCAGTGGATTCTTTTTAGGATCCTGTGTTCTGGATGGATATACTTTCAGAGGGCCGCCAGCAGATGCTTTCTTTGCAGCACTCATCAACTTTTCGTGACCGACTGTTGGTGGGTTAAAGCGACCAAAGGTTACAGTCAGAGTATCTTCTCCACCTTCACCACCTTCTTCTGGTTTAGGTTCTGCCTTCTTGGTTGCTTGTGGTTCTTGCTTTTTAGATTGATTCTGAGTAGCAACAGGTTGTTGATTGTTCTTCGTTCTTACCTGATCAGGATCTTTTTCACCAGGTTTCTGTCCTTGATTGAAGAACTTGAGTTTGCCATCTTGCGTTTTCGCAACAAACTCTCCACGGGAGTCTAACCAACCACCGTGTCCGTCACTTTTCAGATTCAGTTTTTTTGCCTGTGCAGATGCCTGCGAAGCCTCACCCAGGAACTGAAAGAAACTTTTCATTGATATTAGTCTTTTCCTATACTATATTTAGCGTTGATATTAATACAACTTTCCAAATGGTCCAAACTTATTACCTTTCTTGATAGCAAGGAATACAATATCGGTCCAAACCTCTTGCTGTTTTTTCTTGGGAGTAATCTTATAGACAGCATCAAGAAATGCAAGTTGTATAAGTTTTGCATTAGCAACGTATGGTTTATCTAAGAATAACCCTTCAATGTTCTGACTAAATTCTTCCTTAGTCTTGACTTGAGTGTCCGCATATTTGTTCACCATGTCAAACATAGATTCAAACTCGGACTTCCTTTTAATATATTCATCTCTGGTCTTGGGATATTGACCATTTGCTTTTTCAAATGGTTGCCCAGCATCTTTCAATAGTTGAACCACAAGATCAACCTGTGCTTTACCACCTCTAGCAGCACCAGCGCCAATCTGAGTTGCTTCCCACTTCAGATTACTGAATCCTGTAGAGTTGTTTGCCTTGATCTGAAACTTATATCCCTTACCATTATCCTTAGTCAATTTAACCACAGTGTCTTGAGACATGTCAGGATCCAATCTAATCTTAGTCTCAACATTGGGAAAGTTGTAATCATCAATTTCATCAAGAGTTAATTCTTTAACATTAAACTCTTCCCACTTTGCTTGCTGTCCAGAAACTTTTTTCAGAGATACTCCGACAAGTTTTCTCTTTTGATACATGGATCGCATAACAGCGTTAAGTTCCTCAATAGTCTGAGTTCCCTTGCTACCTTCAACAGTCCTGTCAATAACATCGGTAATTTGTTTTATAGATCCTTTGATCAACCACATGTCAGCAGGATCCCAGTTATCCTTTTTACTAATCCCATATTTTTTGACAATAATATCAGTGATGTAATCCATAAAGGATCCACTACCACTGTGGTCAAATATATCAAAGGAGGGAGATCCAAACTCTTTGAACATTCTTACATGCTGTTTCCAAAATACATCCAACCATTCATAATCAACAGACGGATAGACTTCCTTGATCCCATCCATCGTTGTCTTGTCTTCCATCATCGCTTGTGTTGATGGCCACGTCTTGTTATCTTTCAACACACGTTTGAAGACATAAGTCGATGCCTGCTCTTGCATCAGAGTTGTCTTAGCATCCGCTGCCTTTTTCTTTCCAGGTTTATATATGAATACTGCTTGCTTAATTTTCTCACCATCAACCACAACAATTGTCGCGGGAAAACTAGATCCAGATACAATCTTGGAAGAATATTTTACTTTTCTCTCATCTAAAAAGGCATTAACTTGAGATGCCAGAGTCATCCTATCATCTGCCTTCAGAAGAAGTTTCTTAGATCTGGAGGTAGATTTATCTTCGATGGTAATGCCAGGAATCTTTTCAATCGCAGTCAATATTCCAGCAAAGTCTGCAAGCTTTAGTGCTGCCATCTCTATAATACTTTTTAAGTATTTAGAATGGAGTTAAGCGGACTCGAACCGCTGACATCCTGCTTGCAAAGCAGGCGCTCTACCAACTGAGCTATAACCCCCTAAAAGAGGACATCAGTCCTCATTTTCTTCCTTCTTCTTTTTATTGAATCCGAAAGGTCCAGACAGTTTTTCTTCCAATGCAACCTTGAGAGCAACACCGCCAATTGCTTCCATGACCTTCAGAACTTCTTCTGGTTTTGCATCTTCACCAAGTTCCTTGGCAACATAATGATATTTTGGCCAGAAAGTTTCTCCAGCCTTTTCATAATCTTCAAGAGTCAGCAGTTTCATTCTTAAGTTCCTCTTCAATCTGATCGTCTATGTTAACAATTATATCACGGATGTCAACAATCCGTTGAGGACAGCAGGTAAGATCAAGAGTATATTCTTTCTGCTCTTCGAACAAAGCACATCTGACAGATGCTGCCTGCTTCACATCTAACTCAAGTTTGATCATTCTTCAGTTACTCCTTCTTCTGCGGTGTCTTCAGCAGTTTGAAATCCTTCAAGTTCTACACCAGTTTGATTGAGGTATTCAATTGCACCTTGAACTTTGAAGAATGTTTGACGCTTTCCTTCAATCTCTTGTTGAAGCGCTTCAACTTCTTTTACCAAATCTTTTTGCTGTTGCAGCAGTTGTTGCAGGTGTTCTTGTTCTTTGGTCATAGGTCTCCCTCTTTACGGTTTTCAGATTTGTGTACGTCAAAACTACCACCAGGGTAGCGTGCTTGCAGTTTGTCAACATTCATCTCAATCACCTCATCAAATGTGGTATCGAGTGCCATACATGCCTGAGCAAGATACCAGCAGATATCGCCCAGTTCACGCTTCATATGAAAGACGTTCTCTTCCGTATAGGGTTTACCCTGAAGAAAGATTTTCTTTACGACCTCTGTAAACTCTCCTGCTTCGGCAGTCAGTCCCAGAGCGGCTGTCAGAAGTTGAGTAACGTTAGCACCATTGGCTTCCAGTTCCGACAAGCGTGCCGAAAGAACTGGATAGTCCAGACTAGGAGCACTAGTCACGCCATGGACAAACTCAAGGTATTTAGCAGTATCAACAGTCATAAGTTCAGAATTTGAATCCTTCAAAAGATTTTTTTGGTTTCCGTTCCTCAAAATCATACTCTTCTTCCTTGCCTTTGTCAAGAACATCATCCTGGGCGGATTGCTCACAATCATACAACCGCATCTTCGCCCTGTCAATACCCACAATAAAGCGTTTGTGGATTGTCGGATCGTTGTATCGATTCTTCAACTGCTTCACCATAATCTGCCCGAGTTCCTCAAGCTCATCAGTTGAAATAAGGGCAAACATAAGATCAGCAGTAGCAGGGAGACCAAAGGACTCACTAGTATCAGTAAGCTCAACGTCAGAGCTACCATAACCAGAACGGGTAGTCTGGGTGGCAGATACGATAGGTACGTTCGCTTCGACAGCGAGTCCTCTAAGTTCTTCAGCAATTGCCTTGATATATGAATATGAATTGACAGTGCTGTTTCCGCGATACCGCGAGGAAGCACATATATTAAGGTAATCAATGAAAATAATATCAGGTCTAAATGACTTCTTAAGTGCAAGTTCGTTAAGAAGTGACTTAAAGTGTCCACTGTGCGCAGATGCTGTAGGGTACTCTTTAATAATTAGTGTACCTTGAGTTTTCTTAGAGAGATTTGTCACCTTATCCTCAAACATTACCTTGGGAAGATCAGTTATCTCCTGAATAGGTACATTGAGGAGGTTAGCATCAATTCGCTCCGCAATTTTCTCTTCAGCCATTTCAAGCGTGATGTATAATACGTTCTTCCCTCCCAGGAGGGCGGAAGCTGCCATATGGCACATAAACAAACTCTTGCCGACACCAGTGCCAGCGAGAGCAATGTTAAGCGTTTTATTCGGGAGACCACCTTTCGTAATTTTGTTGAAATACTCAAGGTCGAATTCGATCTTGTCTTCTTTGCGGTGATAGCTTTCATACCTTGCCTCATAATCAAGTAAGTAATCGTGTCCGACGTGAGTATCGAAGGAGACTGCTAGTGCATCTGACAGGATGCTTGGGATAGCATCACGGTCCTTCTTCTCGTCTTTACCATCAGCAAGTGCGATGGATTCCATCAGTGCCAAATAAATGGCACGATCCCTACACCACTTTTCTGTGGTGTCACACAACCAATCATAATCGGTTGGAACATCTTCCAAGTAACTAATGAGTTTCGTTACTTCTTTAAAAGAAGTGTCATTAATATCAGAGCGTTTCTCAGTTTCGATACATAAGACTTCCTTCGTTGCAGGTTCATTATATTCCTGAACAAAGGAAGCAATCTCTTCAAAGACAATTCTCTGGTGAGGGTCTTCAAAGTAATCCGACTTCAAGAAAGGGACTACCTTACGAAGATATTCTTCATTATAAATCAGATTCCTAAGAATAAGAATTTCAACTTTGTCCATGAGGGATATCGAATACAAATGTGATGCGGGTCTCGTCACCGATATTAACAGTGCCGTGAGGTAGTTTGTTATTAAACCATAGAAGAGTTCCTGGTTCAACAATGACAGTTTCTTTGCCGCAGAAATATTGATACCTTCCAAGTATGGAAAGGTGATACCTGTTTCTGCTCAGGTAATATGTACCCTCGTCAATATGTGCTCCTACAATCTCATCAACAGGGAGTGAAAGAAAACCGCAACGATGAATCTCTGCGTTCTTAAAGTGCTTGCGTATGATCTTTCTGATCTCACTGTGATGAGCGTAGGCAGGGGTTTTGATGTTGATCTCAGAGTCTCCTACAAAATCATCTTTGTGTTTGACTCCGCCCATTATAAGTTGAAGTGCGCTAACTGGCAAGTCAGCAAATCCTCTATCAACCAAGGACTGAGAATCCTTCAGATGTTTCTGATGGTCCCAGTCCTGTGGATATTTCTTCAGTTGTTGTACGACTTTATCAACGTTGATTCCAGTCTTGATAATTTTGATCATTGACCATAACTAAACTCTTCACGGGCAACTTCATCCAACTTCTCCATTACTTCAGGAGTGAAGTAGACTTCAGGATCTTTGAGAATTGCTTTGGCGTAGACTTTCTTAGTCTCACCATCAACAGTCATCTCATATCGACCAGCAACGTTTTTCCAAAGTCCGCCAATCTCACCAAGCTCAAGAAGACCATAATATCGATCAAGACCACGCTCATCGTAATACAGGCGCACCGTAACATCTTTGTTCTCCTTGCTCAGACGCGACTTAGCAGTCTTAGCCTTGATAAGGTTTCCGACGATAGTCGTTCCATCCTTTTCTTTCTTTTTGCTGAGATAGATGATTGTAGAAGCAGCATACTTGAGTCCACTGCCTCCACCCATTTCTTTTGTAGGGACATAAGCGCCAATGACATCGTAGGTGTGGTTGGTAACGATCATAGGAATGTTTGCTTGTCCCAGTTTCAGAGTCAACATTCTGAATGCACCTTTGACCAGTTGAGATTTGGTCATGTCACGAACTTGTTTGTCGTTCAGTGCGTCAGTGATCTCCTTCTCTGTAGACAGCATACCCAGAGAGTCTAGCACAAACATACAAGGTCTGCGTTCATCTTCTGGTTTCTTAAGGTATATATCAACTGCCTTCAAGGCTTTGGTCCTAAACTCTTCAATTGTAACAACGTTTACAACAACCAGTCGCTCTAGGTCAATACCCCGACTTGCGATAAGAGATTTATTAACAGCGGCTTCAGTGTCAAAATATAGACAATACCCATCAGGATTAGCATCAAGGAAGTTCTTGACGACAGCAAGACTGAAAAAAGTTTTTCCAGTAGAAGACTCCCCAGCAATGGCAGTAATCTTATTCCCAGATACACCACCAAATATAGACCCTGAAACAAGTCCGTTAAAAATGTACGAACCTGTGTCCACATATTTTTCACTATCGTCGATGTCTCTTGCGAGTTTTGTGTAGTCATCTCCGATCTCTTTTACAATTTCCTTCAAAAAATCCATAATTACAATACAAATCCAAACTGTTCGCGGGCAATTTTCTTATAAGATCCATCTGGGTTGGCATCACGGATCTCTTTGATCGTATTCAGTTTTTGATAGAGTGCAGAGTCACCACCAAGGCGGAGAGCACTTACAATCGTCTTTAGTTCTTTGTCGTTAATAGGTAGTTCCATCAATGCCAGCGTAGGGTTTTCAGGTAATCAAGGACGTTCTGCCTTACGTCCATTAGCTCGTGGTAGCACTTCTGATTGTGAGCACATTGGCGAAGTGCAGCGTCTGGTTTATGCACAGACTCAATAAAGATATCAAGTCCGCGATTCCATTTCTCTTGTTTGGATTCGCCGTCGTCAATTGTGTATTGGTCTCTCATGCGAAGAATGACTCCAAGGTATTGGTTTTCTCAACACTCCACCCAATAGAATCTAGGATTGCTTTGAGTGGTTCAAGAAAGGCTTTCTCAAATTGTAAGTCATAGTCAACGTACCTGTCAAGATCAAGTTCCTTGGGGAATTCTTGAATGAATGAGATAACGTTTTCGTGAATGATATTTGGTTTCTTCAAATAACAGAATTTGATTTTTTCGCCGTTCTGGATCAATGAATATTTGTGATCGAGTTTGCTCTCTTTGATGTAATGGTTAAACAAAAGAGCGCCCCGTATATGTATAGGAGTTCCCTTAACATAAATTCCAGAATGTGCTTTGTACTTCACAACGTCTGATGCAGACCTTGGGAAGGATACTTGTTCTGGCGGAAGTTTTTTAAAGTTGGCGCGAGACTTTTCAATAAAATCAATCACATCATCTTCAGTTCCAGTCATCAAAATATTGAAGGCGTCTTTCAACATCTTCCTACAGGGAGCAGGTGTTGATGATTTGACGGATTCAATACCCATCACTTTCAGTTTGGGTTCTGTGTATTGAACTCCTTCACTGTTCCACACGTTAAGAATGTATCGCTTCTTCGCAGTCCAAATGCCACGGTCAGCAATATTCTCACGCTTCATTTGCATTTTTTGGTCATATGCCGATACGTAGTCCGCCAACTCCTGGTAACTCTTCTCAATGAATGGTTCCAACTTATCCTGACAGATCTTGTCCAGGATTGAAACAATCTTTGTCTTATCACCAGACTTGCTACCAAAAAATTTAGCAACAAGAGGTTCAAGATTAAGGTAGATTGAGTCAGTGTCAGATGCGATGACATAATCTTCGCCTTCCGTTTCCAACAGATTATTTAGATATTCATTCATCCTACCTTCAATCCATCGGATACTGACTTGTCCCGACAGGGTGATTGCTTCTGCGTTTGCTAGTTTGTAATACCTGAAATATTGGTTACCAATAGCACCATAAGCAGAGTTAAGAGAAATCTTCTTCGCCATTTGAATGTTGTTGCAACGTGCGATTTCTTTCTCAAGTGCCTTAGTAGGCGTCTTCTCATACTGTTGCTTGGCTTGTAGCATTCGCTTCTTGAAGATAACACGGTCGCCATACATCTTCTCCATCAATTCAGGCAAGAACCCACGGACATCCTTACGGTACATTGCACCATTAGCGCAGACCGCATTGTCCTTGTACATCTCAAAATTTATCTCTTCATTAAGAATTCGATCAACTGTGGCTGTTGGGTGCCTCTCCTCCAAAAGTGTCTCTGGCGAGATATTGTACTGCATAATAAGATGAGGATACAGAGAGTTAAGGTCGAAACTAACAACCCAATCATACTTTCCAGGAGTCGGTTCCTTGACGTATGCACCTGCGTATTTTTCATTCTTATCCGACTTAAGTCTAGGAGGAATAACAATATCTCTTTTCTTCAGATAGTTGTAGATAATATTATCCCACATCCTTACCTGATAGAAGACATCGTTATAGTTTACCTTAGCATCATACGCCATAGTAAGTGCAAGTTCGATTAACTTCATCTTATCTTCCAATCTGTCAACCAGTTCTACGTCAACAATGTTGTATTCGATGAACTTTTGCCAACCATGAGTATAGAAATCTTTGAACGTATCAAACTCACTGTGATCCAGTTTCTTCTGTCCTAGTTCTACTTCTGCAATGTAATCCAGTCGATAAGATTCCTGTGCCTTATAAGTAAACTTCTTATACAAGTCCAGATAATCAAGCACAGAACATCCACCCACATCAAAGACGCTATGCTCTCTACCCTTGATAAACTTCTTTGATTCGGTTACAAGTCCCCAGGGGGACATACGCTTCATCAACTTCTCTCCAAGCACCCTGTAGAGTCTCTTACAGATGTATGGGATATCATACAGTTCACAGTTCCAACCTGTGATCACGTCAGGGACATCAACCATCCAATAGTTGATAAAGTGAGTCAAGAGTTCCTGCTCTGAGGGACAATGATAGTATGTTACGTTCTCCTGAGTATTGTGAAATGGTTTCACGCCCCAGGTCTTGATCTCTTTAGTGTTGTAGTCCTGAATAGTAATTGCCAAAATCTCTTCAGACGCAGATTCTACGTCTGGGAATCCTTGTTCAGATGATACCTCAATATCAATTGTAACAAGTTTGATTTGATTGATGTCGAACTTGACTTCTTCTTCAGGATGCTTTTCAGAAATATATTGGTAGATATATCGGTCATTTCCATAGATATCAAATCCATCAACGTCTTCGTATTTTTTATAAAAGTCACGACAATCCCGAACTGTGCCAGGATGAATAGGTTCTACAGATTCTCCACTTAATGTCTTATACTTAGTTTCTCTCTTTGACTTCACAAACAAAGTAGGGAAGAACTCATCCCTATGTTCATACCTCCGTCCATTTTCAACGCCACGAACAAGGAACTGGTTCCCGATCATCTGGACATTAGTGTAAAATTTCATCCCTTAGTCAAGTCCTCGTATTTTTCAAGCAGTGTGGGTGTTGGGGTGGTAAGAGTTAAGATTTTATCAGAACTCATCATAAAGGTATCCTCTCTAGTCACATTAAGTAACCAGGGTTCTAGTGTACCATCTTTAGTGATGACATAGGGATCTACCAGTTTACAATCTGGTTCTCCAATATCAGCACCTACTTCTTCAATCTGACTGATTAGAATCTGATTCGTTGTCAGCACCAGGATCTTGATTAGTTTGTCCATAACTCAGAATTTGCTCCACATATAATTGAGTAAGTTTTTCCATAGGTTCAACCATCGTTACAACCCAGTCTAGTGTCAGAGGAATGACTGGATCTTTTGCAAGTGGCACCCAGGGATAGAATCGAACTTCAAATGCGTTCTTTTGCGAGTTCTCATTAGTCTCCTCATCTTTGATAGGAGAATAGTTACTCGCTCTAACAACACAGGGTTTATTTAGAAAATATCCAACTACCTTCTCTTCAACCACCATTTCTTGAACGTCTGCGATAACATCCTCTCCAGACTTCAGAACCAATAATTTAATAGTCATAGTCAGTTTTTACCTCCAAACAGTCTACCAATAAAAAAGAGGGGCGTCAACTGGATTTGGCCAGTTACCCCTCTGTCAGCGGCGACGATATTTTATTTAGGGGGGACTATTAGGGGAATGCGCCCCCAAGGGTCCCGTTGAAAAAAAGAGTCATTGCGGTCCCAATAGTGAGAGTGGCGGCTGTGAGATTCATAAGTCGTCCTCCAATGGTACATAATTATATAGTAGAAAGTGTATCACGTTGATACACTTTTGTATTCATTGCGTCAGAATTTAGTCAGGATATCAGAACCAATCCTTTCTTTGATGATGTTGTGGGACAATTCTGCCAAGTGTGATACTCAGCAACCCATCCTCAAAGCTAACTGATCTAACTTCCGTCTCGTCACTGAGGGTCCATGCTCTAGTGAAAGATCTTTGAGCCACTCCTCTGTGGACATATGTTGTTTCTGTTTCACCGTCTTCTCGTTGTCCTTCGACGAAGAGTTTTCCGTCTTGTGTGTAGACATTTACTTGTTTCTTTTTAAATCCAGCAAGTGCTAGTTCCAGTCTAGATTCGACGTTGCTGACTGTCACTAGGTTGTATGGTGGATAACTAGCAGTTGTTTCGTGGAGATCAAACACCCTGCTAAGGTAATCATCCATACCAATACTATTCCTATTTATCTTTTCAAGCAACTTTGGTAAGTCGGCTGCATGAAACTTCTGTAGGTTTCCCATTTTTACTTCTCCTTTTAAAGCGAGATTAGATTGTGTGGACCCCGAAGGCATCCGATATATTTATAGCACAAACATAAAAAAGAGGTATGGGGTAAACCACACCTCTTGTAAGTTCCGACTTTTGAAGCGACCGCACGAAAGATCGCATTATTATTTATTCTGCTTCCTGGGTCTTTCCTTTCTTACCAATATTATACTTCTGCTCCAACACCCAGTCTGATTTATCCTTGTATGCAAGGACTTTAATCTGGTTAAGGGGAGCAATGTCCATAACAGTATCAGGGTTCACAACACCGATCAGGCCCCAGTCGGCAAGCAAACGTACAATACGGTTACGTCTCTGAACATCATTCACAGTCAGGTTGGCGTGCTTACCATCCAGGGCAAACAGTTCCTTAAAGTGAACGATAAAATATCTTCCCTGCTTATGCAGGATGTGGCAAGACTGATAGAGTTTCTTCTCTTTGCGGGATGCTACTCCGATTCTGGTCAGTGTCTCACGGACTTTCAGGAAGTCATCAGGTTCATTCAAAATCACTTCGATCATTTGGTCCTGAGACCACTGTACCGTAGGTTCAACAGTACTCATTTTCTTCCTCCAGTGTCAAGTCGTTTTTTAATGTAGTTAATCTGTTCGTTTGTCAGAATTTTCAGAGCTTGTGATGCCTTCTCATTACTATAACCATAGTATTGTTTGACACATTCTAGATCCTGGACTTTATCCTTACGGAGCCAAGGAGAGAATCTCTTCTTCTTTCTCAGACTATTTAGATAAAATGAATATTGCATATCTTTGTCAAGATGATGGTGGAGGTTCATCTCATTGGCAAACATAATGCAGTCAAGGTGTCCAGAGAGACAACGATTGACAATGTATGGAGGATAGTCTTTCGTGTGTTCTGTTAGATCTTCTTTATTGAAGTTGATTGAATTGAGCCAGTCTTTGAGTTCCATTATCTAATAATTTGAATGTCATCATCTTCTGTCCAGAGTTCTACCTTGGTCCTGAACCGACCTTCCTGCTTAAGTTTATCATATCTCTTGGTTGCTTTCTTCTTCCACCAAGAAATAATATTCTCCAAGTGATACTTATCCCAGTTAGGACCACGGACCAACTCATCCTGCTCTTCCATAATCACTTCACGGACATTTGAATATCCATAGTCGGAGATATAGAATCGCTTCTTCTGGGTCAGTCCAAATGCAGTATTGATAACCTCATTGAACTCCTTCAGTTTGTCCTGATCCTGCAGAGACTTCTTGATAATGGAGATCATCTTAGTCTGCCGTTTCATCTTCTTAGAAGACGCTCTGTTGTCTGTCAAGGGAGTGTTGTTGTTCAACAGGGTGAATCGGTCATGCAGGCGGTGAAAGACCTCTTCGTGAAGCAGGGGGAGGAACTTACTCTCCGTAAGACCCTTGTACCTCATAAAGGGTTTGAGACCGTCATACTGGGAAGCAGACGTGGTAGATCCATACAGGGAGGTTGTCTCAAACAGAGCAATGTCTTTCTCAAAGACTTCATTCAAAGTCTCACGGGCAAAGTGGGAGCAGCACAGAAGTGCCAACAGTTTACCGCCAAGATAGTTATATCCAAAAGGTTGAGACGGGACAATCACAAATCCCATCGCAGCATGGCGATTGAATACAGACAGATTAGGTGCCTTACCTAACCACAGGTTCCTGGGTTTTGAATTGATAGTGGGAGAACCAAAGCGAATGAATCCAAGACACTGCTGAGTGTTCTTTTCAAAGATCATCCAACGCAGTTCTCTGCCAGGAATATTACTTTCGTTATTATGAGAGGACACTGCTCTCAACAGATTGACATAGTGTTCTTGCGGTACTGCCTGTTGAAAGCGAGTACCAACAAATTTAATATCAAACTCCATCTCGCTAGGATGAATATCCTCATTAAAGAATTCATCCTGAAGTGGAGTCAATTGACTTGTCTGAGCGATGACTTCTTTTTTCACATAACGAAGATAATCCTCAATGGAGGAAAAGTTTTTGAAGTAATCAATAAATTCATTTGCCGCCCATACGGCATCATCCTCAGATACTTGCATCATAGAATCAGTTTCTTGCTTGGGGTTTCAATCGGGGAAAAGATCTTCTTATAATTCTCTACGATCTCGTCTCGCGTGTCAATCAAATAGACAACGTATTGTTTTTCAACTTTGATACCATCGTCTTCTTTTGAGAGCACTGACCAGGGAGCAAATCCAATCTGACCTTGAGCACTAGGAACTGCTACAAGAGGATTTTGAACTACCACA